ATCGGCTTCCGTGCAGTGGCGTCCCAGTCGGTCCACCGCAGTATCCGCGCTAGGCGGGCTTGCTGGAGAACGTAATGCTCACCCAGTTGCTCCTTGGCATACGCGAGGCAGACTTGCTCCCACAGCCACTGCATACGGGTAATCTCAGGATCGATAGGACCCTCAGGCATCTTGGAGAGTATCTTAGAGGCCTTCACAGGCCCACAGCCTGGGAGACCCTTGTAACCATCAGTGATATCCCCGATGAGCGTCTGGTACAGGAAGTTGTAGTCGGCTTCCTCCTCAGTGATCGTCATTAGGTCCTTGCCGTTCCACACCGTGGTTGGGATCGTCTTCATGTCCTTGTCCTGCGAGACGATGATCCGCTGGGTGGTCCCAGGCTTAGTGGCTAGGATGCCCATTACGTCATCGGCCTCCAGGCCGTCCATCAGCACGCAATTGTAGGCAACATCAGCACGCCTGCGGACTTCGGCGTAGCACAGTGGCTTCCTAGTGCCCTTGCGGTTCGCCTTGTACTCAGGGTCCACCCCATATCGAAAGTTGTTGGGGGAGCTGAACGTCAGGACGTGGTCTGTGGTCTCGAAGCGCTCGAAGATGCGCTCAAGCATCCCTGCGAAGTTCTCGAAGGCGACGTCTGCGTCAGCCCAGAGGACGTGGTTGTGGTCGTCCCAGCGGGTCTCGTGCTCGATGGCTACCGTGGCTGTGAAGACGAATTGGTCTCCGTCGATGAGGAGTAACTTCCTCACTTGCCCTCTAGCTTACTGAGGCGTGCTTGGACTTCCGCCATCCAATGAGCCTTTGATGGGTCTTCGCAATCCTTCTGCCCCAGCTTCTTGTCGAGAGCGTCAAGGCGTCGAATGATGTCCTGATACTCATTGAACAGCGGTTGGGTCCACTGCTGCTGCGGTACATTCCAGTGGTAGTTGTCGTGAACGGCAGAGACGGCGCACATTACGTTTGATCTTTCATTGTAGGTGAACCCCTAAGGAAGCTGCGATTGGCCATCACCCTGACTTCAGAGTTATGCCAAGTCCAAAGCGCTCCTACGTGAGGCTCTTCTTGTTGAATGCAGACCCAGAGCAAATCGTCCTCTTGGCCGTAGTCCATAGTGGCGATGCAGCGCCCCTCACCGAAGGGCGTGCTAATCCACAGGTGCTGCTTGAGTTCGACGTACATCAGCCCGCGAACGTCCGCGTCGTTACGGTCTTGGTTCCGTCGTACGTTAGCGGACTAGCATCAAAGTCCTCATCCAGCAGCTCAGTATCTGCATCCACGAGGCCAGCGAGGTACTCATCAGCGACCTCAGGACGCACACGAGCGTCATGGACGCCTTCAGCGTATCCTTCGTCGAAGCTTTCTTGGTCAACATAGGTGGAGCGGGCGTCCTTAGTGCCGTCTGCGAAGCCCTCTTCGTAGCCATCGTCCCAGCCAATGCCGTAGCTCTTGCGCTCCGAGCCCTCTTCAGGCGTGAACACGGAGGCCTGCTTCATAGCGATGTCTTCAGCCTGCACCTTGGCGCGGCCTTCGGCTTCCGCAGTACCTTGGGCGTGTCCAAACTGCATCGCCTCATCGATTACCTTGTAGGCCTTGCAGATCAGAGCAGCGGTCTCTTCGCCAGCCACAGCGACCAGCGCCCGAGACAAAGCTTCGTTATTCACGGGTATGATAAAGTTCTGCATCAGTATTCTTTCTCGGTGAGCCATGAGAGGCCCTTTGTTGTGATGTTCCAAGCCCCAGCAAACGTGCCGATGCTGACTTGAGTGGTGATGAGTTGTAGTGAAGCGCCCATCGCCACTATCTCGGCGTTGGTTCGTGCGTAGTCAGATTTGATGCTGACCTTCTCACGCCAGCAGCGGTCTAGGAGGGCTCTTAGGCGGGTCTCTGGATCAGTGAGTGTCTCTCCACGACTGGCCGACCTTGGCTTGACTGTCGAGGGGACCACGGAAACCATAGGGCACACCGGAGGCTTGCGCGCACCGGACGATGATCTTGCCGATTTCTTCTTCGAGCCCTTCGCGGACGCAGAGCGAGTACTCATCGTGCGTCCATAGACACATCACAAAGTCCCCGTCCCATCCCCATTTGTACTTGCTGCATAGTTCCTCGTAGACGTCACAGCCCCAACGCTTGCAGAGGATTGCTCCGCAGCTTTGGATCAGGAAGTTGAGAGCGGAGTGCTCGGATCGGGTGGGTATCTTGCGTTCGTCGAGGCCGTAGACCCACTTGAACTTATCGACTTGATACGAGAGCCGTTCCTTGAGCTTAGCGAAGCCGTCAATGCGGGTTAGGAAAGCGTCACGGACCTTCTTGCCTACCTGTTGGAGGGAGCGTTGCTCGCCCCTGTTGTTGATGAAGAACTTGTTGAATAGTTCAACACCCTCAGGTCCTCCGTCGCGGCGGGCCTTGACCAGACAGTCGAACATGATCTGACCAGCCATCTCGTCCCAGCAGCCATAAATGTACGCATAGATGAAGCGCTTGGAGCCATCCTCACGTATGATGGTGTGGAGCTTTTGTCGCAGCGTGGGCTCTTCGTGGTAAGGAGCAACGTCGCGATCCCCTTCCACTAAACCCATGACCTGGGCGTGTAGCCAATGCACATCACCGTCACAGACGATGTCCATGTACTGACCGCCGTCTAGAGGCTTGAGATAGTGCGCCAAGCCGCGTAGTTCGAGGCCGGACATGTCAGCTCCCAAGAACTTCCATCCTTTGGGAGCGTAGAAGAGTTCGCGGCATTCCGGTCCATACGGGCTCGCCATGTTTGGCACTTGTCCGAGATTGGGCAGGAAGTGTGAGGCCCGGGACGTGGTGGTCCCCATTGGATTGATGACCCCATGAATACGACCGTCATCTTGCACCGCCGTAAGCCAAGCTTGCTTGCCATCAGCGAGCTGCGAGAGTCTCTTATCAAGCATGAGATAGCGGTCAATGCCCGCCATTTCCGGAAACTCAGCCACCACGGACTGTAGGACTTCTTCATCGAACTGTGCCTTCCCTCCGTCTGTGAACTTCTTGGGCTTCCAGCCTCTGTCCCTCAGGACCTTGGCGATGTTGTCCCTAGAGCCAGGATTGAACTCTACAATCTTCAGCTTCGTGTAGGGCTGACCCTTCACATAGCCGTACCGCTTGTTGTTGACCTTCGGAACGTGCACTGATGCCTCATAGCTGGGCTTCTCTGGCGCATACCAGAACCCAAACTGTCTCTTTAGTTCGTCTTCTACGAGCGCCTTCTCACTGATGAGTTCGACGTGTAGCGCTTTGGCCTTCTCGATGTCGAACGGGACACCAGCTTGCTCCATTGCGTCGCAGACAATCGCTATCCTATGTTCAAGCTCGATGGCAGCGAGAGAGTACTTGTCAGGGTCCAGGTGATCCCAGAGTGTCAGGTTGGTCTGAGTGTCCCCAACGCAGTAGTCCTGCATCTCCTGCGTCCATGTGCCCCACACATAGCGCGCTAGGGCCTTAGGATCGGAGATGCCTGCTGCGAGGGCCTCAGCCATACGCAGCTCTGCATAGTCTCCTTTGTGACAGTCGAGGCGGTAGCCCCAGGCAGCAAGTGAGTGCTTGCCTTGGTACTTGGCGGGAAGCTTGCCGATGCGGACGAGGTCCCCGTCAGTGTCCTTCACGTTGGGGAACTTCACGCGAGCGATGATCATCGTATCCTTGATCACAGCACCCGCCTTCGGCTCCCAATTGTGGAGCTTCTTCAGCAGCGCGTTATCGTGTCTTTGAATATTATGACCGATGAGTACGTCGGCCTCGCTAAGCTTGTCGAGTGCAGCTGCGATTTGATCGGGGCTGTAGCTCCAGCGCTCCTTGGTATCTACATCAATGATTGCTATGCAGTGAACCTTGGTGCTGGTAGCCACGAAGCCATCGCTTTCGCTGTCGTACAGAAAGCGCTTCATTCGTCGTCAGGTATCTTTCTATTGAGTTCAATGAGAGTGCCATGGATGGCCTCTAGTTCAACAGCGATGGCGAGAAGGATCAGGACGATGATTATCTCAAAGAACATCACTTAGCCGCGTCTGAGCCCTTGGCCCAGTCACAGATGACGTACTGACGAAGCTTGGGATCACTGACAACCCAATGGATGCCGTTACTGTCTTCAACATTCAGAGCGAAGCTCGCAGTCTCGACGACCTTGCAGATGCAGATGTTGCCTTGCTGGTTTGGATAGGCAAGCTTATCACCCACCATGATGTCCCTATCGAGCAAGTCCTTCATTCAGTCTCCTAGAATCTCTGGGGTTCAGTTCCGAAGCTGCTGGTTGCTTCCTCGGTAGGAAAGTTCGTGCAGAGCTGATTGCGCCCTAAGGTTCGATTGTATTCCAACGTATCCGCTTGGCCTGTCTCGAAGCCGTAGCGGCACTTCAGCACGAACATGTCTGATAGATACTTCTTGTTCGCCTCCTCATCCTGCTGATTGCGGGCGAGGGCGTAGACGTTGTGGGAGAGCTGCTCCAGACCTCCTGAGCCTCTTAGGTCGCTCAAGGCTGGGCGGTCGCCTTCGTTGAAGTTCTTTCCAGAGACGCGCTTCAGATGAACAATGACGATGAAGCCCACGCCAGTCTCCTGACAGAGGGAAGCTAGGAAGGTCATCAGCATGTCGATGTCCTTGCGTTCTCCTTCGCTGCTGCTCTCTACGCCTGATGTCGATATGCTGATGTGGTCGAAGATGATGAAGTCGACCTTCTCGACGGCTGCTAAGTATCGGAGCTTAGCTTGGAGGTTCTTGCTCTCAAGCGACCCGAAGTGATCGTAGAAGAGCATTCGATCCCTGAGGGCATCGCACGCAGCGTCCCACTTCGCATCGCTTATTAGGTCTGTGTCGAACTGCAGCTTTCCGAGTGGGACACCAGCGTGTAGGGCAACGTACCCACGCCCCGTGATGTCATTGTTCTCTTCCAAGTACACGTTGCCGATTTTGAGCCCGTGTAGTTGGTGCAGGTTAAAAGCCAGCTCCCTGGCGAGTGTAGACTTTCCGATCCCAGAACCAGCCGTGAGCATGGTAATCTCGGCTTTGCGTAGGCCATAGGTCATCTCCTGAAGCTTGGGATACTCAAAGGGATACCCAGGTGGGCACCCTTGCTTGAGGCGTTCCCGGGTGAACACAGAAGCGCCATCGACGATCCCGTCTGGTCTCCAGACCTTGGCGTCCCAGAAGGCCTTGGTGATCACCCCCGGTCCGTGGTCGATAAGCGTCTGGTCAGCGTCCTTCGAGGGGAGCGTGGCGACCTTGACCCGACCTATCGGGAGCATCACGCAGGCTTTCTCTACGGCCTTCTGCCCGGGCTCATCCATGTCGAACATGAGCACGATGTTCTCGAAGCCCATCAGCCACTCGTAGTTGTCGGTGATGGCCTTCTCGACGCTGTCTGCACCGTTAGGGAGAGACACCACAGGCCATTTGAGGTCCATGGTCTGTGAGACTGCCATCGCGTCTATCTCGCCCTCGGTGATCACGAGGTGCTTGCCCTTGTTCCAGAACCACTGGCCCATGAACTGGGGCTTCTTGCTGTCACCGAGCCATGAGAACTCCTTTCCAGCGGCACGGAGCTTCTGGGCGATCAGCCTGCCACTGCGGCGGACGTCGATGGTCTGGACCGGGGAGCCGTCGTACTTCTGGCCCACCTTGTAGCCCCAGAACTTGCAGGTCTCTTCCTTGATGTTGCGGCTAGGGAGCGCGTGGACAGCGCCTACGATGGGTATCCATGGCTTGGTCTCGATGTTGGTTGGCTCATCCACGGTCTGTCCGTCACCTCGTATGTTGTGCTTGCAAGCGAAGCAGTGGAAGCTGTTGTCGGCATAGCGTGCCCCAGCATCTGATGAGAGACACTTGGGGCACGCTTCGTGATAGAGGAAGTCAGCCACGGGTGAGCCAGTTGACCCACCAGATGGCGGCGAGCGCTGCGCAGTATAGTGAACCTCCTATAAAGGCCACGACCAGCATCAGGGCGCCGAACGCTGCGAGTGCTGTGAGCATCAATTGAGCCGCAGCCGAGTGCTGAGTGTATAGCGACCGTACTCCTTGCCACGCTCGTCCTGCACCATCTGGGTGTGGACATCATGGCCCGCGCGCCTGATCTTCAGGATGCAGTCGCTGAGGCGGTAGATGCCGTACACGATCATGCTCTCGATCGGCGTGATGGACTTTCCCTTCTCAAGGTGATTGAGGATGACTTTGGCCTGAGGGGGCAGCTTGAGGTCGTTAGCGAGCGTGGATTTACCAAGGTCCATTACGTCAGACATGTCACTTCCTTTTAGAGTTTGCGTTCAGCGATGCAGATGGTGTCGTTGTGTGCTGCGCCGTGAGGCACCAGCAGTAGTTCTTCGAGGACGTATCCCCGGCCCTTGCCCATGCCTGTGCTGTTCCAGCCGAAGGAGAGGACGTAGCCACCTTGGGACACCAAAGGTTCAAGGGCGTCCCTCACACGCTTGTATAGCGCGGAGTTCTGCGTATCCTTGGCTGTGACTTCCCTGCCGAACCCCCTGTAACATTCGGAGATTTGGCGAGGTGAGTATGGCGGATCAAACAGTGCGACGTTTACTCTGTGACCTTCAGCGTGAAGCAGCGCAAGGAACGCAGCCGCGTCCATGTGGTACTCAGCTGATGTGTTTGGGTCCAAGTCGTTACGCCACGTACACCAGTCCTTGTTACGAGCGAAGGGATCGACCGTTAGGCCGTCCCCGTGCGTCGCGAGGTATCGCCTTACGAAGTCTCCTATCGGCTTTATTGAGAACGTCTCCGCGTTAGGCATTGCGAACGTTCGCGTGAAGAGCATCAGGCCTTCGCCTTCATCTCTTTGATCCACTCAGGCGGGATCAGGCCCTTGTCGGCCCACTTGAAGCCGTTCTTCTCGGCCCACATCGCGTAGGACGTGGGGCTGCCTTTGTTGATCTTGGTAGAGGCGCGTTGGAAGACGATGCGCAGGTCGATGTCGGGATGCTGCGCTTTGATCAGCAGGAGCTTCTTGCGCTCCTTCGCTGGATCTCCTCCTGCAAACCTGTTAGGCCCGTAACCGAAAGCTCCCTTGCTCTCGATCACGATAGAACCAACCTGAAAGTCGGGGGTGTACGTGTGCTTACTAGCCGGGACGTCGTAGGTGAGCTTGAGTTTCTCGTAGGCGAACGTGACGCCCTCGGAGGAGAGTTGAGCTGCTATGTTGGTCTCTAGGCCGGAGCGGAACGTGGGTTCGAGTTTGAGTGCGGGCTTAGTCGCCACGAGCTTGCAGAAGGTCGTATACCTCCTGCTCCTCTGGGTTGAGCTCATATAAGTTGTAGCCTTCGACGTCTAAATCGAGAGGCTCGCCCTCCACGTACCCAGAACAATCGACGACGGCATTCAGCCTCTTGTCCTCACCATACCAGCGGTCGAAGTCTCCGTCTGGGTGGAGACCTTTGGCACATTTGATCGTAACGCCCTCGACAGTGTAGTTGGAGTATCCCTCGTCCTGCTCCACGCAGAACCGACAGGCGTCACACGGTGTTGACATCAGAACTTCGTCGCATCCGCTTCATCAGCGGTAGCGGTCCCAAAGCTGCTCTCAGGCTCCGCATCAGCGTCATCGTCCTCACCACCGTAGGCGTAACCTTCGGTAGGCTCAAAGTTGCTCTTCCCAAACGAACTCTCCTCAAGCTTCAATATCTGAAGAGCGTTGATGTAGACGTTGATGCCAGCATCGTTGGGCATCTCATTCAGCGTCAGGTCCTGCCGAGCAATCGTGCCACCGCCCGGGTAGACGCCCAAGGGCATCTTCTGGTTCTTGGCATCGAACATCGGAACGCGCATCAGCTCACCCTTGCGGTGGTGCGGCAAAGGGTCGTTCTCGTTGCTGTCCTTCTGGTACGTGCGGCCCGTGGAGGACGTCAGGGTCTCAACGCCGTCCTTGTCAGTCTTGAACGGCCAATAGACCGTCTTGGTGTCGCCGTTCTTCAGGGTGCGCTTGCGGGTCTCAGGGTCCATGTCTGGGAACAGCTTGATCAGCTCCTTGAGGACGAACGCCTTGGCCTTCTCGATGGCCCGGGAGTTCTCAGGCAAATCCTTGGCGTCCGTCTTGTACTTCGGAGCGCCAGCCTTCTTGGTCTTTGGATCAACGTAGACGTCCGGGGTCTCGAACTTCGGATAGACGAGGACCATCGGGTCCGTGATGTATGTGATGAACTTACGGGTTGCTTTAGCCATGTGTCTGTTAGGTGCCTTTGTGTTCGTTAAGGGCCTTCGCAGCAGTCTGTGCGTCAGCCATGGTGTCGAAGGATGCTAGGGTGTGTCGGGTGGTCTCAAGGCGGACGAGGAGGGCCTCGCCTGAGGTGCCCCAGATAGCTGCATATTCGTCCTCGCGTTGCGGAGGCGGACTGCCCTCACCGCGCTCGTCAATTACAGCTTCAGCTTGTCGTGTGAGTAAGTCTGGGAGGTCGAAGGCGTCCTCTTGGACCAGTCCCCGTGAGGCGGCGATGTACTTCTGCCCCTCCTTCCAGCGCTCGCTGTCAGTGAGAGGCGTAGGCTTACCTAGCGTGTTATAGGAGTACGCGCGGTGCTCTATGACGCGTGGTGATATGTGTCTCATGCGTTCCTCTGCGTCTCTGGCGTTGATGCCCTCGTTGTCACTGATGCAGTCCCCTCTCACGCCCGGCTACCAGCATTGCTTCGCCAAGCGTTCATCAGCTCCCTATGGAAGATGCGCTTGTCGTCCTTGGACATCTTGCGATGATCGAAGGTCACTACCTTGCCGTCTGCACCTCGGACACGGACGTCCCAATAGGCTGCGCCCATGCGTATAGTGATGTTGTTCTTCATGTCACTTCCTTTAAGGATGTTCGGAGGGGATATGTCGTGATGGACCAAGTGTATTGTTGGTCCGGGTCTCGAGACAGTCGGTCCTCTAGCAGTGCTGTTGCCAAGCTGAAGCTGTCACAACACAGATAGACCTCGCTATCACGGAATATGATGCACACCATTGCTTGCCTCAGTGGTGAGTTTGATGAGCGCCTTCCAACATCGCCTGATACTGCGTGAAGCACATCAGAATGCTGTCGAGGGCGGCTTCGGCTACCGTGCGTATCTCTTCATCGGAAGAGGTCTCAGCGATGCCTTGGAGGACTACGGAGAGGCCTACGATGATTTCGGATTGCACGTGGAGGAGTTGGGATGCTCGGAGGCTCATCAGTCTTCCCAAGAGCCAGGGATCAGCCACACGCTGTGCGAAGGGATGCTAGGGTCTCCGTAGACGACGAAGAAGGCATCGGTGGTGAAGCCGAACATGGCGTAGTAGAAGCGGGGTCCGCTCATTTGAAACTCCTTCGACTGAAACAGGTGAACTTGATAATGTTGGGGGCCATAGCGCTGACCGTGTTGCCCGCGTTGGTGCAGACTTCAGATGACTCAAAGTCGTGGATTTCAGTCATGCGACAGCCCGCAGCGTTGCTCCCGCAGAGCATGACGATGAGAACCCACATCAGCGAACGAACTCCATTGATTGGCGCAGGCGCTGCTCAAGCTCTCCTACGTTCACCCCAAGAGCCTCAAGCTGTGCGGCGACGAGAGGAGGGATCTGGATGCCATTGAGGATGGCCGCGCGGGCGATGCGCTGGGGATCAAGCAAAGGCGAAGTCGGCATTGAGTATCTCCTTCAAATCGAGCGGGCCACGCTCTGGGATAACTGGAAGTCTGTTCCGATTGGCAGGCGTTAGGTCACACGTAGCCTGCTCCAGTATCTCGGAGAGGACATCGTGGGTCTCGTACATCAGAGCGAACTGTTCTCGGATGATGGCGTTGAAGCGTCTGGCTTGAGGGGCGAGGCACCCGAAGCTGTCGTGGACAGTCGCGATGCTTCGTATTCCTTCTGCAGCCGCTGAATTTGCAACGAGCAGTAGGTGGGCAGCATCAAGCGCATGTACGAAATTAGGCGCAACTCCGTTGGCCGCTTTGGCTTTATCAATTTCTTTCTTGCTACCTGTTGCGATGTTGAAGCGGACGCGCTCCTTGATGCCGCCGTCTACCAAGTAGAGGTTGACGCTCGTCATGTCGTGCTCGTGGTAGCGATTGATCCACGGTATCCCCACAGGCGTCGTCCATGTGACAGGCTTACACTCGTGCGCCATGGTCTTAGCAATGTCCTGCAGGAACTTCATTGCCTCTGCAGGCTTGTGGATGCGGGTCTCGATGGCGTCGAACACACGCCCAGCGATGTAGCGCGCGGCCTTGGAGGGCTGCTGTACACCCTGCTTGTTGTAGGGTCCGAACTCGAAACCGATGAACGGGTGCTCCTTACGCTTACCTTCGAGCACCTCACGAGCAAGAGGCTCCATAAGGTCCGTCTGTTGCTGGCAAGCCATGCCGAACGGCTTCGAAGAGTAGCTGTATGTCATGACGTTGCGCTTCGCCATTTCGCGGCGGTCCCCATCGTAGTCTAGGAACAGTTGCGCCATCGCACGGATGTCCTTGGAGGCCTTGGCTGCCTTCTCAGGGTCCTCGGCTTCAGGGTCCGGCGTGTGGTTCAGGTCAGCAGTTATCTGTGTGAACGTGTCCTCAGCTACCACATGATAGACGTCCTGCGGCAGCGGCGAGGAGGTCAAGTTGACCATTACGCCCTCTGCGGCTCGCGTCATTCCACTCAGATGCTGTAATCCGGAGCAGGAACCATCGTAGCTGGTCGGCAGATGGGTCACATATGACGAGCCCTCCTCCAGCGCTGCTGTCAACTCGAAGCACGCTGCGAGGTGCAGGAAGGGTTTGCCCGCGTGCATCCACTCGGTATGGACGAGAGGTGCCGAAGCTACTCTCATAATCTGTTGGATATTGGCATCGCACCACTGAACCCGCTCCTCCAATGTTCGCTTGCTGATCTTCGTCCCGTCTACCTTGAAGTCTCCAGTGTTAGCCACGTGTATCTTGAGCCAGCGCAGGCCCTCCTCACCAATGGGCAAGCCATCAGCGAACAGGAACAACGCGCGGACCCTGTCTTCTCTTTGGAAGTTGAAGTGCGGGAGCCCATAGACCCGGCCTCGCCAGTCGAGGTTCATGGGCGTGTAGAAAGCTTCGTGCTTCGCCATGGCTTCGGCTACCTGCATATCTAGATCGAACAGAGCTCGGTCCCCTATGAGCCCTAAGTTGGCCTTACGGGTCTCGCTCTGCTTGATCTTCCACAGGCGCTGCTCTGCCTCCTCAGCGAACGGGCTGAGCTTTGGCTCGTAGGCGACATTCTGTGTGGGAAGCCCTTTCACGCCTATCTGGTAGCCGTGGCACTCACGGATCACGTCCATGACCTTATGGTTGATCTTGAACGGGACTGCCTGAAGCGTGTTGAGGGCATCGAGCGCAGGTTGCATAGTCCCGGCCTTGATAGCGCGGCGCACTGCGGCCTGAGTATCCTTGTGGAACGAGCGCAGCACTGTGACGACGCCATTGACCCTCTCGTCATGGGAGCCTCCACCGGCTGAGGCGGTCCACGGCTTAGGCTCCTGAGCGCTAGGCCAGAACACAGGCCTCGTGTTGGTGGCGTGGTCTATCGCTGCGTCAAAGACTCCCCAGGCCTCCTGGGACACCGTCAGCATCCATTCGGGGTTACCCGGATACTGCACGCGCTCGAACACCTCAGGTATCGAGGTGCTCACGACGTTCCAGAGCCAGCCCCCAGCTGTCATAAGCGCCGGTCGGGTCCATATACGCTCCTTGAAGCCCAAGAGGCTCTTAGCGTCCGCGCGCTGCGCCTCGGAGTGCTCCTTGGTGTTCTTGGCCTTGGCGCGTTCCACCTTGCCCCTTACGAGGTTATAGCGCTGTGCAGTGGTGCGGCCAGCGCGGGAGGCCCTGGCGATCCTTGCGGCCAATGAGCCGTTGCGCTCGGTGAGCTTCGCTGCCCAGCACTCGTTGCCTATGTTCGAGCCTAAGGACACCAAGGTATCCCTAAGCGTCTCACGCAGGCCTATGGAGTGTAGGATGGACTGGATGCACGATAGGGCGATGACACTCGGGGACAGCCCCTTAAGCACCGCCAACAACTCAGCCTCAGCGTAGTCTCTTTGCTTGCTACGATGCCCTAGGAGAGCCGCTCGGACACCATCAGTCAGGCGCTCATGGTAGCGCTTAGTGATTGCTAGGCCGCCTGTGGTGGCTCCCCAGCCTGTGCTGATCTCCTTCCTAAGGTCAGCCTTATCCAGCTTAGTGATTGATCTATTAATTTCGTCTGGGAGTAGTTCTTGGTCCATCTGGGGACAGCTCCAGGTACGAGGGAAGGTCTTAGGGCTCTTAGGAGTTCTTAAGAGGGCACTGCTCAGAGGGTGTTCGATCTGAGCGACCTTCGTGCGAACCTTGGCATGAGTTTCAACTAAGTGTCTGATCTTGTTGGAACTGACTGCCTAAAAGGGGTATATTCTGATTGGCAATCATCTGGGCGGTAGAAAGGCCCGCCTGAGCGAGCCCTGTAGTGTCTTATAGGTGCTCTAAAGTGTTTGCCAAGGGGAAGTGATTGCGGAAGGGGAACGCTTATCCCCAGACATCAGAGCCTCCCTGCTAACCTGTTGATTTTATAAAGGGTAGCACGGTAGACGGAGCGTCGTTTTGGGTCAATTCCCCACGCCGTGGGTGAAGGTTTTTCAGGGCCTTCATGAGGGACGCCTTCTCGACGTGGACGTACTTCATGGTCGTCTTGATGTCCTTATGTCCTAGGAAGTCCTTAACAATCGGGAGCGGCTCCCCGTTCAGGATCAGGCGAGTGGCTGTCGTGTGCCTCATGTTGTGGATGCCCAGCTTGGGAGAATACCCACACGCTTTCACAGCTGCGGCGAGATGCCTTCCCATTGTCTTGTAATCTGGGCGGGCCTCGGCGCGGATCATGGCGCAGAACTCAGCCAGTAATTGCTCGTCCATAGGCACGTCCCGTGGGGTGTCGGTCTTGGTCTGATCCAGCTTGATCCATTCCCCTTGGCAGCTATAGGCGTCAATGGATAAGAACTCGCCCCAGCGGAGCCCAGAGGCACACAGGACTCGCGTAGCGAGGGCTGCCGCTAGATACCCCTGCCCAGTCAGCCAACGCACCACGGCCTCTTCCTGGGCATCTGTGAACCAGTGTATCCGATGGCCAGCCTCCTTCTTCCAGGGCACCACACAGCCTGGGAGGTGCGGATCGCGCGCACGGGCGAACGTCAGGACTGAGCTGGCGGCGCTCAGGTAGCGGTTGATGGTGGCCGGGGCCATGGTCCTGTTGCCGATCGGGCGCTTCTCAAGGTCTCTCACGAGCCCGTCGAGCACATGGGTGGTCACCTGGGCCATCGGCTTGGTCCCGATGCGGCTGATGATCCAGTCGAGCCGCTTCTGTCCTCCTGGGTCTCTTCCGCGCTTCCAAGTGGTGTTGGCCGCTCGGCACGCAGCTGCTGCCTCTGAGAATGTGATGCCCAGCTTGGCGTCCTTGAGGTTCTCAGGCTCGATGCCTGCAGCCTTGACGTAGGCTTCATAGCCTAGGGCCTTCTTCTTGGTCTCGAAGCGCCGTCTGAAGCGCTCGCCTGTGGCCTTGATGACCACCTCGCCGTACCAGAAGCCAGTGAGCTTCCCGTCTCGTTTCTCAGCGTAGGCCATTAGGCAACACCTTCCTGTAAAAGAGCGTTTGCAATCGCAACGCTACAGGCCAAGGCCGCCTTTACGACGTTCACACGCGCTTCGTCTGACGTGGCACCATAGCCCACGATTTCGCTGCTATAGTGGCCCATAGGGCTATTCGTGTGATCAAGGGTTATGATCGCAGAAAAGCTCTGGTATTTTCCTTTGTGGTCATTCTCAATCAGCATCGGAAGTATCTCCTTATTGGCGTGTATCAGTTGAAAGCAAAAGGCCTCCTCAGGCCTCCAGGCTCAGCGCTGGCTTGCCAGCTACCGCTTGTGGGCTCTAACAATCTGACCAACGATACCCTTACCCTTAGCGCTCAAGCGTATCAGGCGGTTCCTGCGGTCCATCACGTCATCAAACTGCTCCACGAGGCCAAAGCCCGCCTCATGGTATCTGTTGGTTGTGCCCAGGTCAGCTAAGTGCCTCGTCATTAGCGAGGGTGTGACGCCTGCGCGTCTTGCGTACTCAGTGACGTTGAGGCCTTCCTCCGCAGCCACGTGCAGGAATGCTGTGACGTACTGAAGAGGCATAGTGTCTCGAAGGTTCTTGAACGGCTCAAGAGACCTCATGGTGTTCTGCAGCACGGCCTTCTCTTCAGCCGTGATGCTCTGTCGATGCGTGCTCATAGCCTTAGCCCCAATACTGCTTTGCTGCTCGCTCGTGTAGCCGCCTCCCAGCGCACTCATGACGCGAACCTAAAAAGGAGAGCAGCGACCACAAAGAGACTGGCCGCCGCACCTACGCACTCCAAAGCAAGGGCAACAATGCCCCCGCTCACAATCCACATTCCCATCTGAACTAGCATGGAAACTCCTTTAGGCTACTCTCTGAAACTCAGAGATGATACGCGATACACAAATTATTCCGTCCAAGATGTCTTCAGTGCCGAATGGTTCCAGCCACATGTGGTTGTGCCACGCGTGCAATCCACGGTGCGGTAGGTCCATCAGTATTTCTACTAGCCCCGTGGATGCGTCGATGTGATCCACGGTGCCACCTTCACCCTCAGCGATTTGCGCAGCGTACCCAAGGTCTAAGAGCCTTGTGGTTGTGATGCGGTCCCCGATGCTCAGGACGTCTCTCGTACTTATTGCCACCATAGCAGAAGCAAGGTGACAGTCGTCAGTCATTATGAAAGCTCTCTTCATTGTTTTTTGCGGCTCCCCAGCCGATTGGAGTTAGGCGTGCACCACAGGGTGCCCAGAGGCCTAGTCGGACGCGATCACTGTACGCCTCCGGTCAAAATTACGACACAGTTTTGGATAGCGCACAAGTGGAACTTAATGCTTAGCTTATGAAGAACAGAAGCCACATACCCATGCCCGCAGCGAGAATGCACGCTATCAGAAAGTCAAGTAAGCGCTGGCGCAGTAGCATAACTAGGCCCTCCGACGGTTTGGCGTGTCGCGGTACTTTCGGAGTTCCGCCAAGTGTCTTTGGTGGAACTTTCGCTCCTTGCGTGCACTTGGCTCCGTAGTGTTGCCTACTCGCAACGTGGCACGAATGCGGCGCAATTCGTGCAAGAGCCAGTAGCGGGCGCAGGTGTATGGGGTGGCTAGGTCGGTATCTCTCACTGTTGCTGCCTCCTAAGTCTCTGCAACTCGGCGTAACGCGTGTCAGAGCCCCCATTGAGTTGTGAGATATCCGCGCTCATCAGTTGCTCAGCGAGGATCAGGAGGGCGCTTGCGTCTCTTCGGGCCACTAGGTTCGCAGCGCGACGCACGGCTACCTCGACGTACTCAAGCTCTGTTAGGGTGCGGTCTGGTTCTCGTGCGCTCATAACGTTGTGTCTCCAGTCTCCAGGCCTTGAAGGAGGCACACGTCAAGCGCGGTGCCGATGATGTACGGGGGACGCCAGTGGCTATCGTCCCAAGGGAAGGCGTGAAACCACGGACCAGCTCCGAACCACTGATACCAACCGTCCGCAGCCGCGCTGCGCTCGCATGTGTCGCTCATCGCTTTGATCCTTTCGGTTTGCGTGCGGGCTTGGGCTTCTTGGGAGGCTTAGGCGTCTCCAGAGACATGAACGGGTTAGCGAGCGCAGCACGCGGCTGCTTTGGAAGTTGCGTCGTCATGGTAGTTGCTTCCCTTTGGTTAGCATTCGGACATGAGTGTCCCTTGGTGCTCTTCAGTGCAGCCTTAGACGGTCAGCGTTTCCTCAAGACACCGCCGCGTAGGTAGATGGCAGTCGCGACCTCATCGGGCGTTATGCCGTACTCCTCCAGCCAGTCCGCGACCTCGTCGGGATGATCCTTGACCAGGGACGCGAGGGACATGTTACAGCGCCCGATAGGCTCTTGATCATCGTCCTCAAAGTATCCAGGCAAGCCGCGCTGGTCGTCATAGTCATCAGGATCAATCTCGCCTGGGACGCGCTCAGAGACCAGCTTGGACGCGTCAAGGGTTACCAAGGCGTCCCTAAGCGTCTCAAGATAGTTGAAGTCTAACGTCTCCCGCTTGGTGTGCTCGTTCATGTAGCCAACGCTGAGGTTAGAGCACTCGCCTATGATGTCAGTGTAGTTGGCGGTATCAGTGAAGCTCCCGCCGCTATCGGCTCTGTGCGCCATGCCCAGGGCATCAGCGAGGGACGCAGCGAAGGTCTCAGAGCAGCACCGCCCCTGCCATTGGTGCGTGATGATTGAATGCTTGTCGCGGCGATCAAAGGCCACAGCAAACTCAATGCCGCTTAGGATGTCCGCCCGGTGTTCAGCAATGAACGCTGATCCCTTGCCGCCGCACTCCTCCGCTCTATGGAAGATGTACAGTCCAGGGCGTTGCTCGCGTATCATCTCCATCATGAGCCACACGCCAGATGTGCAGTCCGCGCCTAGGCAATTCGATTGCTTGTCGGCTTGGGTGATTAGGCCGTTAGAGACGCGCAAGAGTTGCGAGCCTCCTTGGGTGTGCACGGTGTCCGTGTGGGATGACCAGAGGACAGGCGCATCACCGATACGCTTGTACAGATTGCCTAGCTCATCCTCTTGCACGCCTAGAGGCTTGATGAAGCGTGCAATGAAGTTGCGCTCAGTCTTGGACCATGCGGGACGTCGGAATGCGAGCATGGCGAGGAGTTCTGCTTGGCCTGTAAGCACGGGATAGACGGCCTTGTGTGTGCGGCTCATGCCACTTCCCTACGGCATGAGATACCAAAAGCGCTGCCAATAGCAGTGACGACTAAGCGAAACTTGTCAGAGCGCCAGCCATTGGCTTGTCCACTGTCATCCGCCCACACAGAAAGGGTGGTAATTCTGACGGCGCTAACCTGATACAGTTTGCCTTTAGTGAATTGTGCGCCGTAGGGATAATCCTCCAGACACTCAACCCAGCAACCTACCTCAATGGTGTCAGGAACTACGGCAAGAGGCATTTCCAACTGAGCATCAGTCTTGACGTAAGGGGACGCGCGGTTCGGCTTGGCTGCTGGCACCGCATCAGCGTCGCTATCGTCATCCTCTTGTGGCTCATCACCTTTCGCATAGAGCTTGCCGTCAACTTCCACGCCATTGTCGCTGAAGTAATCCTTAGACCAGCTAGTACCGTCCTCCAGTGTGACCATATCGTCGTGTGCGTAGCACTCTCTATTGCCTTCGCAGATTGAGCCGTTGTCCTCAAAGTAGTCCCTGGACCACATAGTCCCATCGGCTAATTCAATCATTAAATCGTTGTGGTAGAGACTGCCGTTTCCTTCACATTCAGTTGCGTCGTTTTCGATTGCGTATTGGCCCCAGCACTGCACGCCCCTGCGCCCGTTGCGGCGTTCAATGATGACCTCTTGCATACCACCGCGCGGGCAACTCTCTTCCGTATGCTCACAATAGCCGAAAGCTTCATTGTAGCAGTGTTCACAGTATGAGTTGCCGTCATCATCTGACTGGCAATTGTCATCGTCGACGCCATCGCCGCAATCAGTGCAGCGAATGCTAGAGCCGCTAAGGCCGTTCTGGTTTCCACCGTTGACACCACTACCACCCAGGATCAGATGCTTTCCATCGTCCCTAGCTGATTGCGAACCATCGATATAGGGACACACAAAGCCGCTGCCCTCTTCAATGCGAAGCATACGTGCGCCGTCAAGGTCTCCAGACACGTATGAAGCGCTTTCGAGCAAGTCACCTAAGCGGCATTCGTCACCGTAGATACGGCCATAGAGTTTCTTATCTGGCCACACCAGGGCTCGCGCTGTGATGTTTCCATCTCGCTCTATATAGGCAATTGCGAGGTCGCCAGCTGCGTATATCGTGCAAGGATGCACTGAGCTTTCGAAGTGAGAAGCGGGGTACTGCATACAAGAGTGAGGGCCGTTCACATAGACGCGCTCAATCTCTTCTGAGGTGTGGGCAAACTGAAGCAAGATGCTATCGCCGTATTGCACAGAGAACTCAGCGGCCATACGCGCGATGGTTGGCGCATCAAAGACGTGGCCATAGAACTGCGCCAGATACTTGCCGGGCTTGACGCGTGTCTGGATGTCCCCTGCGCCTTTGTTGGCGTCTTGGGTGTAGGCAATCTTTGCGCCGTCCTCAGTAGAGACGTGGGCGAAGTGATCAGCGGTGAGTGAGTGCGTGGGAAGCTCAGCCCATGGCAAGGGAATATAAGTTCCATCGGCGAAGCGTCCGAGTTCCCGGGCTTTCCAGGCATCGCTAGAGAGGCGGCGGGGCTGGCACTTAACTTCATCATAGTACAAATCATAACAGAGACCTTGACCCGCCAGACGCGCGACCGTGGCTGCATCTGTGCCGTTGTCGTATACAAGCGGCTTGCCCTCGCGATTGAGGACGGGGACAGGTTCGCTTCCAGCTTCAATGATGAATAGTCCGAACATAGCTATGTATCCTTGTGAGTTGGTAGTGTGTGCCGATTGGCAGTGATTAGGGCAAACGAATGGAGCTAGCGAGCAACCGTCATGAGGTCCGGGTAGGCCATAGCCACACGCAACGCTGCGATGACCGCATGAGCCTTGGCTTCAGCTGCGGTGGCGAACACGTTGCCAGACTGTGAGAGTTTCGAGCCGACCATGCGCCCGCGATCCTTGCGCAGTGTGACCATGGGAATGAAGCCGGTAGCGGTGCGGCGAGCGGCGGGATGGAAGGTGATCATTGTCGTTTTCCTTGTGGAAGCTGTTGTGGGTTGGCAGGCAATTAGTCCAGAAGCGCTATGGTCTCAATATACCCAGGCGTCTTTTGATAGACGGTGTTATCGGGCCATCCCTTGCGATCAAACAGCTCTGGGCTAGGCATCGCAGCCTGGACGTAGGCAATCCAAAGGTTGTCTGAGGTGTAGCGCGTGCTGCCATCCCGCGTCTTGACGTGGACAGAGAAGTTAACGCCAGCGTCGGCCAAGAGCTTTACGACTTCAGAGAGCTTGGGGTAGGTTGTGGACATTTGGGCATCCTTTGCCGATTGGCGTTGTGTTCCGATTGGCGTGTAATTGGGGAGCTTGAGAGGTCTTAGGAGCGGTCGCGCTTATCTGTGAGAGCAGCAATGTCGGCCTCTACCTGCTGGCGCTTGGCGGACGTGGTGTCTCCCGCATCGTCAAGCGCTAAGCGCATCATGCAGAGGTCTAGGAGGGCGTGGCGTTCTTTGGTGGTTAGGGTCATTGGAGTATCCTTTGCGTGTTGGCGATGACTTCCGATAGGCAGACAATGCGCAGACATCGAATACTATCGCAAGGAAATAGCGACTGCGTGTAGTGCATGGCAGGTATGCGTCTATAGCATAGTCCCAGCTGGAGTTGATCACTTGTGCTAGGCGCGCCTATGACCCACTAGATATCGTATGCCAACTAGACGGCCCTAGGAAGGCCTGTGAGTGCCTATGCAATCATTGGCTACCATGGTAGCGGCCATAGGAAACTAGGGTGCTCCTGGGTGTTCTGAGGTGCTCTGAGGCTAGCAGCCTTTGCAAGAGCGAAGCTCCCCACACGGACAGCGACAAACGCACCTAGGATGCCCAAGAGCGCTATTGTGTACTGATCAGTACATAATGCCCAGCCCATGAGCACCCATGATACCCCATGGATGTATCATCCCTATCAACGTCAATGATATCATAGGCTTACCTAGGTGCGTGGGGATAGCCGTGGGCATTGGCCATGAACGGGTCCCCTTTAGGGGCCTGAAATCCTTACACTTTTGTCCAATGGGACTTCAAAAAGTCGGACTAAACCGGCTGCTGCTGCTCGGCTGAATACTCATGGGTCCAAGTCTAAAAATGGGACCTCTATTGCGTGCGGTTTGTGTTGCATATTTACCACTTTTGGGGGTCATATGTAGCATTATCAATGACTTAGTTCAAACTCGTGCCAAGGTACAGACCAGACGCGCCTTTGATGCGCTGATAACGCCCCGCCTTTGAGTTCTTCATGATTACTCGGCGGGGCACCCCTCTTTACTAGGCTCGTCCTAGCAACACTTAGGACCTCCTCAGTTGCCTTTAGAGACCGCCACCTACCTCACGGACCTCGTCGCCTCCAATCCGGCCCATACTGACGCCCTGTCCCAGGCCGATAGTCACATGAGGCTCCTCAAGAGCACCCTGAAGGCTACGTTCCCCAATTTCACTTCCGGTTCCCTTGCGTCCACCCAGGCTCAGCTCGATGCTGCGGTCTCTACGGCCACCGGCGCGAGTCCGATGCGCATTCCCTTGGGCACTGCGGCGCTCCCAGGCCTCACGCCGATTGGTGACACCAACACAGGACTTCTGAGCCCCGCCGCAGACCAGCTTGCGTTCTCACTCGCTGGCGTTCAGGTGCTGCTCATGGGCGGCTCTGCGCTCGTGACGAGCCTCGGTGTCGCTGCTCCCGCTATCTTGAGCACTGGAGCGTACTCAGGCGGCACAGGACAGCTTGTTCCCATCGGGTCCACGCTTCTCTGGTGGGATGATGTCCTGCCAACTGAAGGCGGTTACGCTTGGTGTAACGGCCAGATCATCGCTTCTGCGAACACTGTGTGTCCTGTGCTGCTCGCGCGCTGGGGCACGAGGTTCGGCGGTAACGGCACAACCACGATGGGCGTGCCTGATCTGCGGGATACTGTTCCGGTCGGTAAGTCGACCATGGGTGGCGTGGCTTCGCGTGCGCTGCAGACCCTTACGAACACCGTGCTCGGCACCCTCATCGGCCTCGCTAACAACGTTCTAGTGACGCTCAACCTTCCGGCCTATACGCCGTCTGGCTCTGTGGCTACGACGGACGTGACGGGGTCAGGCGCAGGCCTTGTAAGGCCGGTTGGATCGAACGTTGGTGTTGGTGGCTCAGCAACAGGCGGCGTCATTGTCAGCCCGACGCTATCTTCAAGCTTTACGGGCACGGCCCAAGGAGGCACCAGTACTCCTGTGAACAACGTGCAGCCGTCGACGACTTGTAACTACATTTTGAGGCTCGCCTAAGAAACGCGAGAAACCCCCGTTTTCATTGGGTTTCTAGCATTTCCAGGGACCCCTTTGCGCTCGCTCGCGGGCTTCTTCTTAAGAGTTCTAAAGCTTCTTAAGAGAACCTTCGGTTTCCGATGATCACTATCCTAAGAGTACCTAAGAGCCTCCCAAGAGCATTAGGATCATCTAGTATAATATTATAATTATAATACTAAGAGAGAATAAGAGTCCTTATGTGCCTTCCTAAGAGCGCTTCTTCGAAGATCACTTAGGCCTTCCTAAGAAGCGACCAAGAGCAATCAATCAACTTCAATCTGTGTGTCCTCTTCCAGGACCGCCTAGGTGCGCTTAAGCCCTAAGAACTCTTAAGAGGCACCATGTCACTCGAACACATCCGCGACCTTGCAAAGTACGGCGTCCTTTGTGACCCCGATCCCTACGACCTCCCAGACACCGCTTGGTCCTTCGGCCTCAACGTCCGCTTCCGCAACGGCAAGGTCTCTTCAGGCCCAGTGTTCCGCAAGGCCTTCGAACTCGGCACAGCGAACCCGCGCTACAGCTTCGCCGCCTCCCCAACATCAGGCCTCGACCTTCTCTTCACTGGCTACCTCAACGGCAAGCTCTACAAGTTCAACGGCACCGAGACGGACTTCACTCTCGCAGGATACACCCCGTCCTCTGCAGAAGCCCAGTGGTCCAACACAAGCCTAGGCAACGTCCTCTACGTCAATCGCTCCGACAGGGCTCCTTGGTACCTCAGGACCTCAGACGTAGCCTTCCAGAACCTTGGCGTCATCGGCGGTGCCCCAGCCTCATGGGACTCCACGTACACCTGTGGCCTCCTGCGCACCTGTGGCGGCGCTCTCGTAGCGCTCAACGTCACCAAGGGCGCAACGAACTTCCCGACGATGATCAAGACCTCCAGCATCCCGCTGTCAGGTGTGATCCCCGCTTCGTGGGACTTCTCCCTACCGAACACGCTAGCCACCGAGAACATCCTCGCTGAGATGAAGTCTAGCATCGTAGATGCCCAGACCCTCGGCCCCCAGCTCGTGATCTATGGCCTCCAAGAAGCATGGATGATGCAGGCCGATGGCTCGCAGCAAGTCTACAACTACCGCAAGCTCCCGTTCCAGAAGGGCTCGCTGAACGCCAACTGCTCCCTAGAACTCGACGGCAAGCATTACGTCTTCGGTGTCGACGACATCTGGATGCACGACGGAAACTCTGAAGTCTCCATAGTCGACAAGGCCAACCGGGACTTCATCTTCAGCTCCATCAACCTCTCGAAGAAGAACCGATGCTTCATTCAGCACAATCCACAGCTGAAGGAAATATCGTTCTGCTACATCTCTGGTGACAGAGGCGTAGGCTTCCTGGGTGAGCCTGACGGCTGCAACAGAGCTGCGGTGTACAACTACACCGACAAGACGATGACCTTCGATGACTTGCCCCTGGTGTTCTCAGCGTCCAATGCGAACCTCAGCATCTCAGCGACCTACGCGACCACCACGGCCACCTACGACACCACGGGTGGCTCCTACCTAGACCAAGAGGACGGCTTCAAGCGGACCCCAGTATTCGTAGGAACCGCCAGCACCACCTACAGCCTCGCTACTGCCTTGTACGCTCAGGACCTCTTCGGTCAGGGCTCCACGGTATCGTTCCCGGTTGATACGCACGCCACGCTGGCTAGGGTGCTAGAAAGAGACGGCATCGACCTCGACAGCCTCAACGCAGACTTGCGTGGCTACAAGACGCTCTCCTCGCTCTATCCGCAGGGACGCCTTGGTGATGGCGCGTCTACTTTGATGTTCTCTGTGGGCTCCTCGGACTACTCCAACGTGGCTCCTGTGTTCAGTGACTATCAGGCGTTCGATGGTGCAGCCCTCTACAAGCTGGACTTCAACGTCGGTGGCCGCTTCCTCTCGATCCACGCCAAGTTCTCCGACTACAAAGAGATGTCCCTGTCAGGCTTCGACCTAGACCTACACGCAACGGGTAATTCCTGATGAGCACGATACACGACACCACTAACCTCAAGCCATACCGACCCCGCACGCTCCCTATCATTGGTGATGGCTTCGAGCCCTTCGTGATGCAGGAGCTGCAGAACGTCTCTGCTTCGCTAGCCCAGTGCATCGTTGCGCTTAAGGCTATTGAGGCACGCATAGTGGCTGGTGGTCTCTGATGGCTGACGACCAAGGCATTCTCTACCAGAAGCCTGAGATGTCACCTGAGGACGCCTACGCGCGCAACGCGCCGTACGTGAACGGAAACCCATCTTCGTACAACACCACGCTTCCTCCGATGCAAGAGGCTCTCTTCCAGTCCTGGGTGGCTGGCAACAAGGTGCCGTTCGCCGTGAACGCTACCGGACCTTCTGATTACGACATGCGGGGCTTCTTCAGAGGCCTCAGCTCTGGTGATCCTAAGGCCACCTCAGCCATCGACCCTAACGACAGTCGTATGCACTACCCCGACCACTGGAAGACCCCGTACCACGAGACGTTCTCCAACCAGAGCCAGTGGGCCACGCCCAACGCTCCCGCTTGGAACGACCAAGACCAGCTCGTCGGGCAGAACGGACGCGTCGTCTTTGATGACCGCCGAACTAGGAACTAACTTCCAGCTACTAGCACGACACCGCTTGCACACTACCGACGACTTCTGGTTTGAGGTCGATGAGTACGTGCGAGGTGGGGACCAACTACTGATTGCCCATGTGCGCGTCGTACGTTGGTCCCCTTCGGTGCGAAAGCAGTGTCATGAAGTGTGGCGTGCATTCCGACAGTGCGTCACCTGCCCCGTGTTCACTCTCGGTCAAGTAGACGACAAGAAGTTCGAGCGGTTCGTCCGTTCATTCGGCTACCAGCCTTTCCAGACGGTCACATGTCTCAACGGCGAACAACGCCGCTTATTCATTCACAAGATTTAGGAACGACATGTCGACCTCCTCCAACAAAGACACCGCCACTACCAACAAGACCGACCCTTGGGCTCCCCAGGCTGGCGCTCTGACCACCGCGTTCGACGCAGCCGGTAACGCGCTCAACACCGCCCAAGGCGCTACGGCCCCCACCGACTTCACGGCGCAGATGACGCCTGCGCAGCTCGCCACGTTCCAGCAGATGATCCAGCAGGGTGGCAATACTGCCATCCCCGATCAACAGGCAGCTACAGGCTCCGCGCTCCAGACCGCAGGCACCTCAGGTGTCCAAGGCGCTCTCAGCGGCCTCAGCAACTACAACGCTGCAGGCACGAACAACGCAGACACCACCACCAGCGCTGCCCAGAAGTACGTCGCAGGACAGGATATCCCCGCCCAGGTCAGGCAAGCGATGCAGGGTGCCACTGAGACCGCTCGTGACATCACGATGCCTGGCATTGAGCAGAACGCTGCTATCGGCGGCAACACCAACAGTTCCCGAACGGGTGTCGCTCAAGGCATCGTGCAGCGAGGCCTAGCCGAGAACGCCGCGAACATGACAGGCTCCCTGTCCTCGCAGGCATACGCTAACGCGCTGGCCCTCGCTGAGAAGCAGCAGAGCGAGAACAACACTCAGAACCTCGGAGCCCTGAGCACCGCAGGACAGGTCGGCAACACAGCAGCCGCCACAGGCGTCGGCGCAGGCACAGCCTCAGTAGCCAACCAGAACTCTCTCGACAGCACGGCTATGGCTGGTGGTGCGGGACAGCAGGAGGCTGAACAGGCCAAGCTCGACAACGCCCAGCAGCAGTACCAGTCTAAAATCTCTTCGCCCTTCGACGCACTAAAGCAGTACATGGGCATCGTGGGCACCAACAACTGGGGCTCCAACTCCAGCGGCACCAGCAACACCACGTCGACCCCCAGCGCCTGGGACACCATCAGCGGACTTATGTCCTCGGGCGGCAAAGCAGCGTCTGGCGCAGCGGCGCTCGCTCCGTTCCTCATGTCGGATCGCCGCATCAAGGAAGACATCACGCGCATCGGCACGCTCGACAACGGGCTTCCGCTGTATACCTTCCGATACATCGGGTGTGAACGCCTCAACGTGGGCCTCATGGCTCAGGACGTTGAGCTTGTGAACCCCGCAGCCGTCCGTGACTTTCACGGCATCAAGATGGTCAACTACGCGTTGGCTTGTGCGTAATGGCCGACAACGCCACTAGCTGGCTCGACTTCGCCCAGCGCTCTCGCGACGAGGGCGGCCTGGGCCTAGAGAAGCATCAAGCCGCAGGCCTCGTCGGCAACCTAGTCAACGAGAGCGGCGCTGACCTAAATCCTTGGGGACCCTCAGGAGACAACGGCACAGCGTGGGGCACAGCCCAATGGCGCGGTGACCGGCTCACAGGCCTGCAAGACTTCGCTAAGAGCCAAGGTCTCGACCACCGCTCCATGGAAGCCCAGCAGGCCTACATGCGCCACGAGTTCGATAACTCGGAGAACGGTGCTTACAAGGCTCTGCAGGCGTCAACCACGCCAGAGGAAGCCGCGACAGCCTTCAACACACGCTACGAGCGCTCTGCGGATCGCACTGGTGGTCGAGAACGCTCTGCTCGTCAGTTCTATGACGGCACAGACGGCCTCACTGCAATCCAAACCGCTATGAAACCAAGGTCAACACCAATGATGGGCTTCGCGCCAGAAGACAATCCGAACGGCGCTCTAAGCTCCGCGCCGCCTATGGGCGCTCTCTCAGCTGGCGGTCAGCCGATCACCAACAAGTGGCAGTGGCTCGACAAGCTCGGGCAGACGCTCACCGACATGGCCCCGGGCATCGCCCAGGACCCCGACCACGCTAAGGTCCTCGAAGCCGTAGCCGCAGGAGGCCGCAAGTCTGCTGTGGATCAAGGCACTTGGTCGATGCAGATGCTGCCCAACGGACAGATGGTCCGCATGAACAGCAAGACTGGCGTTCCTCAGCTGGTACCCGGAAACTATGGGAAGCCTGAGAAGGACAAGGCCTCAGACGCCTACGAGACCGCCACAGGCTCGGCTTTCGCTGCTAAGAACCAGAAGATTGCTGACGACGCTGTGGCCTCACAGAACGCTCTAGGAAACATCGGAACCCTTCGCTCCGCACTCTCTAACCCAGATGTCATCCAAGGCACCGGGGGCGAGAGCATCGCTGCCGCTAAGAAGCTTGGCAACTCTGTGTTTGGTATGGACTTCAAGGGTGTCGCTGACGCAGACGTCGCAGCATCCTTGATCAACAAGCTCACGCAGGAGAGCCGACAGCTCAACGGCGGAATGCCTGGATCGCTATCCGACAGGGACCTCTCGTTCCTCAAGGCAGCTAACGCAGGCCTCGACAAGAGCCCTGAAGCAAACCAACGCATCCTAGACATCTATGAGCGGCTTCACAACCGCAACATTGAGATGAACAAAGAGCGCCTTGCGTACACCGAAGGCGGCAAGAAGCAGCTAGACGAAGGCTTCAACACGCAGCTCGCAGCAAAGTGGGCCGCACAGAACGCGGCCGACAACTCGACATTCAAGAATGAGCAGTCTGCTCCCAAGCCATCAACCATGGCCCCATCCCTAAAGACGCCCAACGGCGTGCAGTGGAGACGTAACTAAGATGCCTTCACTCACCATCAATGGTCACAGCGTCACCGTAGACGATAGCTTCGACAAGCTGTCGCCTGAGGAACAGAACGCCACCGTCGACCACATCGCTAAAGAACTGCATGATGGTGAGAAGCCCTCGGGCATAGGCGCAGGTCTAGCCCAAGGCGTCTCCGACGTCGCTTCTGGCGTGGCCTCCACGCTCGGCCTCGGTGGAGTCAAGTCAGACGCTCTCGACAAAGTCGCCGCTGTCACAGCGCCCAAGGACTACAAAGCAGCACCGCTGATCCGCGAAGGCGGCCACTTCTACAACCCCTCCGACTGGAACCCCGGGAACATCCCGCAGGCTATCGCTCAGATGGCCCCCGGACTCGCTACAGACCTCGTAGCGGGCAAGGGCGGCGCAATGGCCGGTAAAGCTGTTGCAGGACCTCGTGGTGCCATGATCGGCGGCGCAGGCGCTGCACTCGCTTCCCTCGCGGCCCGCACCTTCGGCCCAGGAGCACACGAGAACGCTGATGCCCGCACTGGTGTTCCTAACTCGGAACCCAACTCGGCTGACATCATTCGTGAAGGTGGCAAACAGGTAATAGCTGCGCCTTTCAATGCTATCGGTGCTACTAGGCTGATCCCAGGTCTCAGCGGCAAAGTTGCTGAAGTTGGCGCTAAAGGCGCAGGTAATGCGCTCGCCAAGTACCTCTCAACTATCGGCATAGAAGGTGGTGTTGGCGCTGCAAGCGACGCAGTGAACCAAGTTGGCACCACCATCGGCACGGACAAAGGCATCCAGTATGATCCAAACAAAACTGCAGAAGCGGCGGTTACGCGCGCAGCTGGCGGTGGTCTGCTGGCTGCACCAAGACTTGCCGGTGACGTCCACAGTTCCGCAAAGTTCAGACAGTTTGGTGGAGACAATGCTGAAGCCGCAACCGCTCTCGCCAACCGACAGATCGAAGCCGCAGACGGCAAGAAACTCGTAGGACCTCTTGGGGGCACCAAGACCGCAGCGCAAGCTGTGGCTGCTGCTCACGCTGATGTCCACAACGAACTCGCTGCTGCGTCGAAGGGTGAAGACCTCTCCACCGACAACGCCAACACGCTGAAGCGAATCAACGAAGGCGGCACCGCCTCCAACAGCGAACTCACAGCTCTCGCTTCAGAAGCTTCCCCGGATACGGTGCACCTCGCGCGCCAAGCCATGCTCTCGGCCAAGCTCAAGAAGATGGGCACCATCACGGACGACAAGTTCACTGGGGGTCTATCTGGAGCCATGGAGAAGCTTAGGCCCATTGCGAACCCCACGGGCACTGTCGCCGCACTCGGCGCTACGGCGCTCGCAGGCCACGCAGGCTCCCTAGGGATGTTGGGCACGTTCGCTCCGCAGGCTGTCGGAGCCATCGCAGGTGCCTACGGCGGCGCTCGGATGCTCGACAAGCTCACAGGAGCCCGCTCTCCCGCCCAAGGCTTCACGGACAAGTTCGCGGACGCCAATGTCCCCGTACGTGCTCCTGCAGCCGTGCCAGCCCAGCCTGCTCCTGTGTCCACCTCGGTGCCACAGATAGCTCCTCCGCAGAATACGCAGCTGTGGGGCACCCCTGCTCCAGCAGTCCCGTCTCTGCGAGCCACCCTGAACACGAACGCCAAGCTCTCTACGGGCATGGCCCAGCTCGTCAAGCAGGTCGCCAAGGAGTCTGCTGCTAAGAACTCTGCCCTAGAGGCCGCTAACGCTCCTCCCGCACCTGAAGCTCCCCAGATCAGCCCGATTGCACTCAAGATGATGCAGGCTCGGATGAAGGCTGGACTTCCAGAGGCACCACAAGTCGCGGATGTACCGACTGTGGCTCCCCCGGCTCCACCTGTCGACGCCTTTGATGCGTTGAAGCCCCTTATGGGCCGACAGAGAGCCGTCATGCGTGGTCTCTCGGCTGCGTCCAAGCAACAGGCCATCGACAACATCGCTCAGCGTAAGGCCGCTGGAGTGGCTCAGGCCGAAGGTCTCGCAGGCGACAGCCACCTCATCAACGACAACGGCGGTCTTGAGGCTCTCAGCAATCCTGAGTTCACCAAGCGAGGCTCCCAGCTGATCAGCGCGGCCAACGTGATGCGCAAGCTCACCGCGCAGCCTGCAGAGGAAGCTTCGGTGCCCACGGGTACTCCTGCGTCTCCTTTGATCGCTGAAGTCATGGCGAAGATCAGCAAGAAGAACGGCAAGGTGAACGAAACTCCGCACCCCGAAGAGATGCAGCCCTACAACCCGATCCCAGAAGAAGCTCTTGTCCGCAAGAGCATGAACGATGATCAGGTGGCCGCACATCAGGATACTCGATACCGACCTGAGGCTAGGACGCCTTATGGTGACAAGGTCATCGAGACCCGCAGAGCCAAGCGAGAGCCGCTCCTAGGCATCGCTAACGACCACCCTGAAGACGGAGCAGCTGTGGAGAGTCTCTACCACCAGCTCGACCACACCAGCAGACGTGCCGTGGCCCGCAAGGCCCTTGCACACTACACCAACTTCATGTCCCCAGCAGCGGCGAAAGCTGTGCACTCACACTTCACACGCTCAGTGCTGGAGAACCTTTGGAGCAAAGAGTAAATTGACCGAAACGAAGAAGGCCCCCGGGAAGCGGATCAAGAAGATCAAGCTATATCCTGGGGGCATCGGGAAGCCTCCCAGAAAACAACCGCATGTCTCAGCAGCGATGAAGGCTCTATGGGCCTCTCCTGAAGGCAAAGCGAAGATGGCAGCTAGGGATGCCAAGTGCCAAGAGGACATGCGCCTCAACCCTCAGAAATACTCACGCATCGGTGTGCCTCATGGGATGACCAAGGCTACTGTTGCGCCTCTGTGGGCGAAAGCTCACGAACAAGCAGATAGGTTTATAGAGAAGATGAAAGACGAAGGCGTTCTACCCGCCGTTATCGTTCCTGACAGCGACGACGCGAAGGGCGTAGCAGCACTGCACGCAGCGACCGTCCTGGCTCTAGGACCTAGTGATAAGCAGCTCAAGCTTGCTGCGATCCGTACGGTTCTTGAGTGGACCCGCTCGAAGCCTGCTGCGAAATCCAACGTAACGATCAACACGTCTGAACAGTGGCTGGCAGAAATTGCCGCCGCCGATGACGGAGCCGAGTAACGCTAAGCTGCTCGCCACTCGAAAGCGTCTATTAGAAGACTTCGAGTTCTACTGCCGACATTGCATCAAGATCAGGACGAAGCAGGGCACGATTGTCCCGCTCGTCTTCAATCAAGTCCAGAAGCGCTTCGCGAAGCTCATCATCGACCAGATGGGCACGAAGGGCTATGTGCGCATGGTCGTGCTCAAGGCGAGACAGCAGGGCCTATCCACAGTAATCACGGCGTGGCAATACTGGTGGGTGTCCCAGCGCAAGGCTCAAAAGGGCCTAGTGATGGCGCACGAAGCCGACAGCACCACATCGCTCTGGGACATGTACAAGCGTGCCCACGACAACGCGCCAGACATTGTAAAGCCCCATCACAAGTATTCGTCGCGGACAGAGTTGTCCTTTGACGTGCTCGACAGCGCCCTCCGTATCGCCACCGCTGGTGGTAGAGGTGTCGCACGCGGCGAAACGCTGACGGTCTGTCATCTCTCTGAGGTCGCCTTCTGGCCCCCAGCTTTCGCTGCGACCAACTTCAACGGCCTCATCCAAGCGGTCCCTGACGAGCCCGGCACTGCCGTGTTCATCGAGAGCACCGCGCAAGGCATGACTGGCAAGTTTCGTGAACAGTGGGTTGGTGCCACCAATGGCTCCACCGGATACGTTCCGTTCTTCTCAGCATGGCATGAGAGCGCGGAGTATAGGGTCAAAGACGTCCCTGAAGACTTCGAGCCTACGCCAGACGAGAAAGAACTAGCCAAGCTGTTCAACCTCAGCAACGAGCAGCTTGCTTGGAGACGACGCAAGGTTGCCACGAGTGGCATCGAGCTGTTCCAGCAGGAATACCCCGCCACACCTGACGAAGCCTTCATCTCTACAGGCCGCCCCGTATTCAATCCCGATTACATCCAGAAGCGTCTCAACGCGCCCGTGCAGCCTCTCAAGCGCATGGCCGTGGAGAACATAGGAGCCAGCATTGGCAGTATCGTTGAACACCCTCGCGGCGAACTACTCATCTATCGCGACCTCGATCCGAAAGAGACTTATGTCATCGGAGCGGACGTTGGCATGGGAGTCCGCGGTGGCGACGCGTCCTGCGCTCAAGTTCTCGACAGCCAACAGCGTCAAGTCGCCGTTTGGCGAGGCGTGGTCCACCCCGACTATTTCGGGAAAGTGCTCGCCACTCTCGGGTATCATTACCACTCCGCTCTCATCGCTCCTGAACGGAACAACCACGGACTCGTAACCTGCATCACCCTAAGAGACCTTGAGTACCCGTACATCTACACGGACGTTGCTGAAGGCACTCTCGACGCAGGACGCGATACAATAAATCTGGGCTTCTTCACCAGCGAACGCACCAAGCCCCTTATCATCGACAAGCTACGATCATCTGACCGCGAGCGAGAGATTGTCATCAGTGACACGCTCACGCTTCAGGAGATGCTGACGTACATCGTGACCGAGAGCGGCAAGATGGAAGCCGAACAAGGCTCACACGACGACACCGTCATGGCCCTGGCAATCGCCCTCTACATCCACGAAGGCCGCTGGACCCCCGTAGCGTTCTCAGACTCCTGCTACTCCAAAGCAATTTAAGGAAACCCATTGGCGAAGAAGCCTTCTGCTGTCCTCAGCGATAGCGAAATCATGACTAAGGTTAGCGCGAAGGCTTCTGACTCCGTAGGTTGGTATGACAGCAAGCTCTCCCGTGAACGCGAACGCGTAACTCAATACTACAACGGCCTTCTCCCTAAGCGCCAAAGCGACGGCTCCAGCAGCTACATCTCGACTGACGTCTACGATAGCGTAGAAACCCTGAAAGCCACGCTGCTCGAAACATTCTCAGCAGGCGACGACATCTTCCAGTTCGACCCTGATCAGGACATGAGCGCGGAAGACTGCCGCGTAGCCACAAAGTACGCCCAGTACGTTGTATTTCGTGAGAACGACGGGCACGCCCTGTTCAATGGAATCATGCACGATGGCCTTGCGGCCCGCGCAGGCATCGCCAAGGTCTACTGGGAAGAGAAGTACGATTACAGCGACGAAGAGTTCGAAGGCCTGCCCTACGATCACGCGCACGCCGTAGCCTCGCACGAAGAGGTCTCGGAGTTCGATGGCACGCACGACCCAGAGACAGACACCTACGCAGGCACACTCACCCGCAAGAAAGACTGCTCCAAGATCACTGCGGAAGGCATCGCGCCCGAGGAGTTCCTAATAGCTCCTCGCGCCGTCAGTATCACCAAGTCTCCCTACTGCGGTCACCGCACGCCTAAGACCAAGGCTGAGTTAATCGACGCTGGCTACGACAAGAAGAAGGTCATGAGCCTTCCGGCCAGTGACGTGAAGGACATCGACTTTAGCCCTGAAGCCCTAGCGCGCCAAGAGCCCACCCAGAGCAGTCAGACCGCTGACGACCCAATCGACGAGACAATGCAGAGCGTTCTCTTCTACGAGAGCTACGTCCGCATGTGCATCGACAAGAAGCTAGGAACGCGTCTCTACAAGGTGTGTCACGTCAACGACACGATGCTCGAAGACCCTGAAGAGGTAGATAAAGCCCCCTTCTTCGCTTATGTCCCGCTTCCCGTGCCCCACATCTTCTACGGCAACAACTTTGCCCAGCGCGTGATCCCGACGCAGAACGCGCGTACGGTTTTGATGCGTGGCGTTTTGGATCACACATCAATTTCTACAAATCCTAGGTGGCAAGTCGTCAACGGTGGTCTTATGAACCCCCGAGAACTGTTGGAAAACAGAATGGGCGGTCTGGTCAACGTACGTCGGCCCGACACTGTGGTGCCTCTCGCCCAGAACAACCTGAACCCCTACGTCCTGAACGTACTTGAGCTGCTCTCGAACAACAACGAGAAGTCCACGGGACAATCGGCACTATCGTCAGGCCTGAACAAGGACGCGATCAGCACCCAGAACTCCCAAGGCCTCATCGACAACATGATGAAGGCCTCGGGCCAGAGGGCCAAGATTGCTGCCAGAAACTTCGCCTACGGTTTCTTCACAGAACTAATGATCGAAGTGATCCGCCTAGCCATCATCCACGACAAGAAGCGTGTGATAGAAGTAGCAGGCAAGCCCCTCGAAGTAGACCCGAAGAGCTGGACAGAGCGTAAGACGTGCTCCATCTCCATGCACCTAGGCTACGGAGAGCAGGATGCTTTGGCAGCTAAGCTTGATCGTACGTACGAACGCATGACTAAGGACCCCAGCCTCGCACCAATCTTCGGCCTAGAGCAGAAGTACGCGATGGTTATGGACGGTCTGAAGGCCGCAAGGTTCCCAGGAGCCTCCAAGTATCTGCTCACACCCGACAAGGCTGCGCCGCCTCCTGGCCCAGACCCGATCAAGATGGGTGAACTCCAAGTCAAGAAACAGCTCGCTGATGCCGCACAGGCTCAGGCTAACGCTGCGAACGACAAGAACCAGAAGCTCCTCGCAATCGACAGCGAACGTATCAACGTCGACAAGGCGAAGCTCCACCTCACCGCGATTGATCAAGACCGCACCAACGACCGTCACGACCTCGAAACTGCAGCGCGCATCGACATCGGCCAACGAGAAATCGTCATGCTGGAGAATGCCCCGCCTGCGGCTGAGAAGGCTATTGTGGCACCTAGGAACTAAGGACGCTGAATGTTTGGCGATAAACGATCTAATCAAACGCTCAGTGATCTGGTCGCTGGCACTCCTGGGACCCCTCAGGAGAGCTGGCTTCACAAGCTGCACGGGATGCTCGACCCCGGCGCAAACAGCGCTGCCATCATGTCCCTTCTCGGAAGAAACTCCGGGATGCGGGCAGTGGCTGGCGGGACGCAAGGGGATATCCTTACGGACCCCAAGCTTCTTGCGCACGTCAACAATGCTTTCACGCCTGCTGCTCCTGCAGCCTCCTTCGACGAACGCTTCCCCGCCCCGGCGGCTCCCGAAGAGCCTATGACGCCGCAAGCACGCTTGAACCACGGCTTCAACATGTTTGGACCCAGCGCCTCTAGGGGTATCCCGACGATGGCTTCGCAGAACCTTCCGACACCGATGGATAACCTACCCCCGGCAGCTGCTCCTGCAGTGCCAATGCCGACACCCAGGCCCGAAGAGGCCCCACAGCCTCCCGCACCGGACATGGGTTTCTTCGCCCGCAATACCGCAATGATGCGTGACCCTTCATCGGGCGCGTTCATCGACCCGGCTGCTGGTGAGAGCGCTCAAGCCTCAGGGCCTGACGTTATAAACAAGCTTCTGAGCTACTTCCACAACAAGGAAACATGAAACAGTATATCGGAACTAAGCGCATCAACGCAAAGCCAATGACGCGCGCAGACTACAACACGTTTCGCGGTTGGGAGTTGCCTGCCGACGAAGACGGCTCAGACGAGGGGTACCTTGTCGAGTACACGGACGGCGGTAAAGC